CATCGACACTGGCGAAAAAAATAAACCTGTTGAAATAGTCACCATCGACGCGACGGTTTTACCAGAGCCAGTAGAGGAAGTAACTTAGGAGTTATAAGTTATGGCTAAGTATTTGACGGGTGGTGGCAAGCAGCCCAAGGTATCCAAAGGCGTTAAGGCTCAATACCGGGTACATGACAAGATGAGCAATACTACTGGCCTTAGACACGCTACGTCGGGCACCGGGAAGATTAACAAGAATACCAGGGGCAAGCGCATGGTGCGGGCCGCGCCCAAGGCTTACGCCATAGGCAAGTCCATGAAGAAGGTATCCAAGATTTTGAAAAAGTACCCGGTTAAGCGGAGTAAATAAGTTATGGCGGAAAAGAAAATGTCAGCGGCAGCGCGTCGGCGTAAGGAACGCAAAAGGTATGACGCGAAACCAGATGGGCCTCGCAAAGAATCTAAGCGGGTGAATGCTCAATTTAAACTAGGTGGTACGCTAACCAGTATGGGCAAGCACGGCCATACTCGCGCTGGCGGTGCGCCCAAGGAAAAGAATGCCGCTACCAAGCATATGGTGCGTGGAAACCCCAAGGGATACGCGATTAGCAAATCCATAGCGAGTACCCGCAAGGCCACCAAGAAGGCTGCTAAGAAGGGCAGCAAATAGAGGACGCCGCAGGGGTTATAAGTCATGGATGAGATTGATCTTTTCAACATCAGAACGATTGAGAAGCGCTTTCAGCTTTACAGGCTCTGGCGAATTATTCCTCAATCGTTCATGCCGAGGTACTGATACTGATGCCATCCAAGACTCCAAAGCAACGCAGAGCAATGCGAGCTGCTGCTGGCGGTAGATCGACGCTTGGTATTCCGCAAAGGGTTGGTCGAGAATTTGTTAAAGCTGATCGCAAGGCGACAGGCAAGAGGAAACGCTAATGGCTAAAAAGCGCGTACCAGTCAAAAAAGGAACCACCAAGGTAACGGCCAAATCCACCAGAAAGGGCCTCACAAAAGGCCAGGGCTATATGCCCAAAGCCCCCCCGCCTAAGAAAAAATCCAATCCCCCAAAAAGGGGCTGGGGGCTTTCAGGGCGTTAGGTATTACATCATCGTCCGTGGTATTGCGAAGTATGCCAATGCGAAAGCAGCGATCACCGCTAATACACCGATCACTATAATCCGCAGTACGACCGTTTCTAATTTTGCCTTAGCCATAGCTCTCATACTCCTAACTGATTAAGTCCAACTTGCAGCAGAGATCGGTGCACGCCTCTTTTTACTACGCTGCCTCGCCATAATTCTTCCAATATGGTTATTGTTTGTTGACAGTGCCATGTACTGCAAACTATCAGCGAGATCAGACCACGGATGATTTTTCTCTGGCTTCTCATCTAATTTGCCCGTTTGCTTCCGACGATAGCGATACCAGAATTTTAAAGCCTGTACGAGTAGCGGGCATTTGGCGCCGTTGATAATAAGCCCAGGACCACCGTCAATTGCTGTCATAAATAACTGCTCTACTGCGCGAAGTCTAGGTTCAATATCATTTGTCGGTGCTGCATAAACTGTAAAACCTAATCGCTTCAGTGCATCAAACGGAGACTCCTCACTGATCTGTCCTTTATATCTACCTGATGGATCGCCAACCATGAATACCTCAAACCCTTGGTATTCTGAAAATAATACTGGCCTCAATGACTGCACACAAAACTTTTCAATGCCCATATCATCAGACGTAACTTCTCGATGAATTATCAACCTACCACGATTGTCAATCTGACCAAGTAAACAAGCAGGTGTTCGCCCGAAGTCCTGTCCGATCATCATTGGCATACCGGGTATTGGTTTCATTTCCTCATACGACACATGGAAGCCGGGTTTAAATGTCGCACGCCAAACTGCTTGGCCTGAAAGACTCTTGCCATACTTTGCATGTATGTGAATATCGCACCAGTCGCTATTGTTATTATCGTTCAGATTTTTATAGTAGCCATCTGGTAGATTATCAGTATTTTCAGCATCTTTATCGAGTCCACCAGGCTGTTTAAAAAGTTTCCAGCTCGGAGGCAACTCTATTTCCAACTTCGTATACCACTCCGAGTCTTCATCGGGTGGATTCGATTCAGCGATGATGCCATACCATGTTGGTGATGCAATCGCCTTTGATGGAAAGCGACCGAGACGACCAGACAATGCGTCGATCAAACTCGTTTCGATCTCTCGAAACTCTGAGACCCATGCACCAGTCAAGTTAAGCGAGAGAAGACGCTGTTGGTCAGCCTTGGTATCGAGGGGAATTAACATCCAGTCTGATTCCACTCGCGTACCGTCTTCCATTAGTAATCGAATTTGTATAGTGGCATCAGTAACTCGATACTTAGCAATGGATGACAGCCAGAGTTGGATGTCGGCTAAACAAGTCTGTCTGAGTTGCTGAAGTGTGTTACGAACAATGGCAAACCGGGTACGGCGTATCATCTGTCCGTCAGGAGCTTGAAGTCGTGCACGGCGCAGCAGCTCCATGAAGCATCCAGCCGACTTGCCCGATCCCACCGGTCCCATGATGAGGCGACAGAAATGATCGTCCAACATGAACTTGCCAACAGTAGGAGGCGTCCGAAAATCGACTAGGGCTTGTCCTTGTGGTAATGCGGCCATTACTTATAGTGATCCTTAATCCACGGTGCCCACTTCTGTGAAGTCCCTACATCCCATGGATCGTTGTGCCCCTGAAAAAAGACGATTTTGGCATCATCCGGTAAAGTCCATCGTCGTTTCTTAATGTCCGACCTGAAAGCATACACGCCATCACGTTCAGGCGTCCACTGGCTTTCTTTCTTACCAAGGCGATAACTCATCCACGCTTGATCAGAACCGTGGTAGCCCTCCTTCCTGGTCTTAATTGGTACGGTAATCGGGTCGAAATCTTCCCAAATTTCTTTCCGTGCGCCTGCATTCATCATCCACATCGAACCGTTGTACGGCGTCGTGCGGAGAACTGACCCCCAAATGATGAAATCCTCTTCGCGTTGAAGTAACGACGTAAAGTCATCGACGATGCACACATCGAGATCCATCGAAACAAAACGAGGGCCAATAAGCTGCTCCATTTCAGGAGCAAACGCTTTAAGTCTTCTATAGCAGGCAGGGGATACGCCGCCGTGAGGTGAAGCAACGTTAGCGTAATCGTTCCAGAGAGGAATAATACGGACACGACTATCAATCCGTTTTGGTATGTCAGTGATGCAAACGACTTCATGTGGCATATGAAGGTGTCTCTCAACCATGTTACGAAAGATGTTGACGTGTTCGTGGTTAAACTTGCTACGGTAGTTTTTTACCGGCTGCCACAGCCAACATACTACTTGAATCATGACCAGTCCTTATAAACATAAATGACATCTTCTCCCCAACGTTCTGCTGGTCTATATCCGAACGTACTGAGGTAGTTTTCTACTGCGTTCTCTGCAATGCCATAACGTGCGGCGCAAGCATTTTCTTCACAAAGGATGAGCGGTTTGTAGTTATGAATTAGTACGTGCGCTCCCATCAACACGTAGAGTTCGTAACCCTCTACATCAAGAAAAAGTGCGTCCAGAGGTTTATCCAACTTCTTACCAAAAAAATAATCGTCGAGCTTATCCATCTTGGTCTCAGGTGGGTCTAAAATATGTTTCGTTTCTACACAATGCTTGCCCGTATTCCTACGTGAGTAACGCATGTGAACTACGCCATTATCCTTACCAAGACAACCCTGAGTAATGTGCACATTCTTAATGTCACCACAGTTAGCAACAAGGCACTCCATGTTTTCTGACATTGGTTCCCAACAATGTACTGACTCAAAAATCTTCGACAGCGGCTTTACCCACGTACCGATGTGTGCGCCAGCTGTCATTACGAGGCCGTGTCGATCCTCTGGCAGATACTTCAAAGCTGCTATTGCACTGCCGTATCTCCGAATATGAGCGCCTGCACCAGTCATATGATCTGGTTGCCACCAACCATCTACTAAGTGCATGGGACTTTCTCCCATTCAAAACGTACTGGGTTCTCAGCTATTGACCAGTGCCGACGTTTATAGGCTAGTGCAGGAATACCGGCACTATGATATTTCGACTTCTTGCGAATCCCTCCCTTCTCAACTTCCCCAAAATCGCGAGTATTCGCATCGGGAAGATCCTGCTCGTCACAAACAACGAGATGTATGTCCATAGGAACATGCTTGCCGGCTTGTCGTAGTGCAGTGCGGAACACACTATCCGAACCATAATGGCCGGCAAAGTCCTCGTCAAAACCACCACTCTTCCAATATAGCTCCTTAGTAAGAAACCACGAATTGGGATGACGTTTAAAGTCGGCTACTTGCAGTTCTCGAATCCGGCGCCGAGCAAAGGTATAAAAATTAGCGGAGTCAGGTGACAGGTCAAATAATGCGTTCAATTGAGCAGGTACTACGATGTGATCAATGTCAGTGACTACACACCAGCCGTCGTCAGCTATTTGCATCCCGAGGTTGTGTGCACCATTCTGATTCCACGGGATATCCTTGAGTATTCTGTATAGCGCAATGTTGATGTGCTGCATTGGATTACCTAGCAATACATCTACAGCTGGATGATTAGGACTGCCATCATCTACCAGGATAATCTTGAGGCGCTCCTTAAATTGCCACGGGTAGCTATTCCAATTTTCAATTTGGAGTTGGAGCATCTTCGGGTTTTCATAGTAGGGATAGACGAATTGAATATGCTCAACACTCACGAAGTACTCTCCTACTTAACGGCGTAGATTGTATCGTCACCAATATCCCTTATCTTCTTGTAACCCCACACCTTCAACATAGCTTCAAGATCAGGTGTCCTGCCACGATTGTATTTCTCAATATGGCCCTTCAATTCTAAGTGCAACACCGGATGACATCTTTCAATAGTTTCCACTGCACCTCTTATAGCGTCGAGTTCAGACCCTTCAATATCTAGCACCAGCAAATCCACGTCTGGTATGTTGAAGTCATCAATACGCAAACAAGGAATAACGCCGTTACCGCTTACATGATGCCCACCGATGTTTGCCGGATGTATCACTAAATTTATTCGGTCGCGCCTGAATCCGAGTGCACACTGAAATTTGAAGACATTGTTAGTCTGCACATTGCGATTCAGTGCAGTAAAATTCATGTTGTCCGGCTCAAACGTGTAGACGTTCGCAAACTGCCCAGAAAGGTATTTCGGCCAAACACCGACATGCCCTCCTGCCTGAATCACGCTACGACGCTTTGGACAAAGTTTAATAGACTCGTCCAGATGCTTTACACGTCGCACGTACCGAGCACCGTACTCTTCACCTCCGCTGGGCCACCAAAACCCGTGAGCGGGCTCAAATTCTTTTGCCTCTTTAAATAGGTGACGCATACGCGCACCAATGTGCCCCATGTCAAGTGCCTGAATTCCACGTTTTACTACGTCCGGAACTAGTGCGGTAGCAGTCGCACCAAGAACCATTACGGCAACTTCGGGTTTGGGGTCGAGCGCATCGAGTTGACCAAGGATATTAGGGACATCCTTCCATGCGTGATGCGTAAGTGATTCAATAATATCGAGCTTCCCTGCACCGTGCATCATTGCAGGAGTTAAAGATTTACGGCTTCCACCCCAAATCAAAACTACATGCTTACCTTTCCACAACTTCAAGACTTTTTTCCAATACCGGTCATCGTCAATCCATGGAGCAGAATCTGGGCGCGTGATCAACGAGGACCCATACCTATAGTCGTCGTCTAAGAGCTTT